AAGATTACGGAAGCGGAAGCGGCTGAACATCGCAAGTGGACTCTGAAATCCGTTCGTGTTGCGAATCCAGAGAATCTGCTCGTCTATGCGCATCCGAAGCAGCACGACCAGATGAAGGAGTTTTTCGGTCACGGAAAGGAACGGAATGTCTACTGTATTCCGACTCGCCTGTTCTATTTGTCAAAGAAGGTTCGCAAGACGCTTCCGAAGCCTGGAGAGGCATACGACGACGAAGACTAACCATTGACGCATTAGTTGATGATTGCCTTAATAGAGTTTGCGTCGTATTGTGTTGCTCGCCACAAGAAGTGGCAGAAAGAATCAGGCAATCAACATGGGTATCAAACTGTTTGACATCGCTGGTCTCAGCACCGATGATGTCGTTGTCAGCGGCGCAGGCGGCGGTGGTGGCAAGACCAAAGGTGGTCGCAAAGGCAAGAAGGGTCGTAGCGGCAAGAAGGGCGGCAAGAAAGGCCGAGGCCCGAAGGGTCGCACCCGCGCAAAGGGCGGCGCCAAGCGAAAGGGCGCTCGTCGCCGCTAATCCCTAATCCGCAGTAGCGGATGAAGGAATAGCAAAAGTATTCCTCCTGTCATCGCCAATCCATTTGCGGGAACGGCGGTGACAGGGGGTGCTTTGCTTTTTATGCGGTTGTTGTGGTAGGTTCAGGTGCGATTTCTAGGAGTGTCGCATTTTGGCTGACAAAGACTTATTCCGTGAGGCTGGTTCAACTGGTTTAAGACGGACTTCTGGCTACATTTTTGAAGAGTTCCTGCCGCAGTTGCAGGGATACCGAGCCATCAACACCTACCGTGAAATGCGGGATAACGACCCAGTTGTTGGTGCGATTCTATTCGCCATTGACAAACTTGTTCGTCAAGTGCAGTGGCGTGTTCAATCTGCGACTGGTTCGGTTGAAGATAAGCGGGCGGCGAAGTTCGTTGAATCGTGCATGAACGACATGAGTACTTCTTGGGAAGATACCATCAGCGAAATACTCACGATGCTTCCTTACGGTTGGTCGCTGCATGAAATCGTGTACAAGCGTCGTCAAGGCAATGAAGAAACTTCCGTAGGGGAGAACCGTTCCAAGTACGATGACGGTCTTATCGGCTGGAGGAAGTTGCCGATTCGTGCGCAAGACACACGCCAAGAGTGGATTTTTGACGACAACGGCGGCATTCGTGGAATGGTGCAGTCAGCCCCGCCAGACTTCACGCTTCGCACCATTCCGATTGAGAAGGCTCTTCTGTTTAGAACGACTTCTGACAAGAACAATCCTGAAGGGCGTTCAATTCTGCGCAACGCCTATCGCCCGTGGTATTTCAAGCGCCGCATTGAAGAAATAGAAGCCATCGGCGTTGAGCGTGACCTTGCTGGATTTCCAGTGATGTATGTTGACCCAGAAATCATGCGAACGGATGCTTCAGCCATTGCGCAGTCAATCTACGGAGATTACAAGGATGCGGTTCGCAACATTCGTCGTGACCAGCAAGAGGGAATGATTCTTCCAGCCATCTACGATGACAAGAACAACCTGCTCTACCGCCTTGAACTGATTTCGGCTGGAGGAAGCAGACAGTTTGACACAGACAGAATCATCACTCGCTACGACCAGCGCATTGCTACCAGCGTTCTAGCCGACTTCATCTTGCTCGGCCAGTCAGCGAACGGAAGTTATGCGCTCTCATCAGACAAGACGAACCTGTTCGCCATTTCGCTGCGGTGCTGGCTAGAAATCATCCGTACCGTCTTCAACCAGTTCGCCATTCCACGATTGTTCGGTGTCAACGGGTTTGATGTCAAGAATTTGCCGACTATTGAGTACGGCGACATTGAAGCGCCACCATTAGGTGAACTCGGCAACTACATTCAGGTTCTTGCTGGTGCAGGAGTTCCGCTGTTTCCAGATGACAATCTTGAAAATCACTTGCGCTCGCTTGCCAAGTTGCCTGAAAAGCGTGAGAGTGCGAAAGGTGACATGCAGGCTGTTCAACAGGAACAGGCGGTTGCTAGACCACGCAATAATGCGGCACAGCCAGCACAACCTTCTCCACCAGCAAAGCCGCAAAAGCCGATTCTGGAGTAAGTGATGCCGATTCGTGGCATCCGAGGGCAGGCGCTGGCAGATGAACTGCTTGCCGCCTATGATGCGCTTGAAGAGATGTTCCGTGACGCTTTTCTTCAACAGATTGCCACTCTTTCCAGAAGTCGTGCGCTGAAGGACTTGCTGGATGAGATTGATGCTGGCGACCTGTCGTTTGGCGACCCGATTGATTCACGGCTGGAATCGCTTGTCATTTCGCAAAAGAGGCTTGACGACATTATTGAAGCGGCGATGGAAACTGGTGCGAGAGTAACGCAAAAAGTTGTTGATGTCGGCGGAGAGTTCAATGTTCTTAATCCAGCGGTTCGGAACACGGCGAACAATCTTTCTGTCCAGTTGTCTACGACACTCAACAATGTCACTAGGCAAACCATTAGCGACATTCTGCGAGATGCTATTGAAGGCAATATCACGACGCTTCAAGCGGCGAGGAAGATAAGGTCGCACATTGGCTTGCTTCCACAGCACTCAAAAGCCGTTGACAAGTACCTGAACAAGATGCTCGCTGACGGTGTTGCTAAACGGTTGGCGAATAAGCGTGCGGATGAGTATGCGGAACGGCTGTTGAAGTACCGAAGCGAAACCATTGCCAGAACCGAAATCGCTCGCGCTATGGGGGAAGGTCAAACAGAGTATTGGAAGCAGATGGCATCAGAAGGCTATTTGCCGCCGAACGCAAAGCGGATTTGGATGACTTCAAGAGATGAACTTGTTTGCCCTATCTGCGGCCCGATGGATGGCGTAGAAGCAGACATTGACGGGTATTGGACTACCATCAACGGCGAAGCGGTTGCCTATCCGCAGGCTTCTCACCCGAACTGCCGCTGTTCTTCTGGAATCGTGTTTCCGAAAGGTTCGGTGTCTAAATCCACCATTGAAAAAGCAAACCCTTATCATGACGAAAGAGGTCGCTTCACTTCCGCAAATGCCGCAGTTGGTGGCGCAGGTGTGCGTGGTGGCAGGAGGAAAAAAACAAAAACTAAAGTGAAACCAAAAAAGAAAGAGTTTGACATTGACCAAACTTTTTCTTTTCAACGGGGCTTTGGTTTAGTGGTTCAGCGAGGTAATAAAAAATCAACAGTGGCGCTTAGAGATGCCATTGAAAGTTACACTTTTAGTGGCGAACTTGACTTTATTGTTCGTGAAGCATCAGCGCAGATGCCACATACCTCTAAAAAACCCTTGCACCGTGGTATGGTTCTTGATGAAGACGGGTTTAGCGATTTTGTTTCTCAACTAAAAATTGGCAAGAAGATTGATGCAGGTGGCAGTTGGACTGAATCACTTACGGTAGCCAGAGAGTTTGCAAACGCTGATTCATCACCAACGATGCAAGGCATGGGAGAATTCTCTGTTCTTGTAACTGTAAAATCTGGCGCTAGGGGGCTTCATATTGCGCCGTATGCTTCTTCAGAATGGAAGTATCAAAGAGAGTGGATGCTTCCAGAAAGAAAGATGAAAGTCGCTTCATTTCGGGTGTCTGGAAAAAGAGTTTATGTTGAATTGGAACAGCAATGAAACTTGAAGATTACTTTTCTCGGCTCCCACTGTTCGGCTATTACAACGCCATGAAAAAAGAATCTCTTGAAAAAGCAAACCCCTACCATGACGAGCGGGGGCGCTTCACTTCCGCAAACAACGCAGTTAGTGGGCGTGGTGGTCGTTCTACTTATGCCGAACGCCGTTCACGCTCACGCAGTAAAAAAGGCGCAAATGTTCGCTATCACATCATTGGCGATTCTAAGCGGCTTGCCGCTGTTGAGCAGAAAGCCGTTGACGGTAGTTCTGCCTTGCTAATGCCTCGCCATCCAGAATACGGAACCGCTCAAACATTGCCGCTTGATGAAGCGAAGAAGCGGTATGGGCGAACCGTTGAAGAAGTTAGAAAGTCAATCAACAGGATTGTTGGTGCGACACAGAATGTCGTTTCTATTGAACCGAAGTTTGCGAAATCCAAGTATGCGCTTGAAGAAATGTTGGGTGTTGCGCAGGCGCTTGAAGAAGCGAAAGCCATGGGGATTAATGTCAGGCTTTTGAATATTAA